CTCTAAAACTCCTCTTTAAGAAAGTGATTTGATCTAGGGGGGTGAAGGCGTCAGTAACAGGCGTTTTCGTATCAGTAGTATAATCAATACCAATGGCTTTCATATACTTGGACATAGTGAGATTATTCAGCTCAGGATTATCCTTAATAAACTTAACTTTAACACCAGTGACACCATCATCTCCATACACATAATCACTCAACATACTGAAAAAAGAAGAAACACTGGGGTTAGTAGCAAAACGGCTAAACCAACCAGCAGTGTATTGTTTCCTATACAAGCTATTATAAATAGCAGTAAGATAATGGCCAGACGGCATATTATGATTTTTCATAAAAACGTCATCATTAACCAAAATCAGACTACTAATCATACTAGCTCCAAGAAAACGTAGAACTTTCGTTCTCTTCCCTTTGTACTTGTTCTCTGTCACTCTGTTTGTGTTTTGTTGAATTTCTGCATTTATAGTCCTTTCGAACTTACCTACATCACTACCAAAACATTGACATGCTGACAAAGAACCATGTAAAAGGGGCCATTCAACATATGGATTCATGCCTATCATGATTCCATGCTGATGCCTAGTTTTAACGATTCCGTTAACCATCTTACCAAAATATTTCTTTTGCAGAAACATCAAAGTAAGAGGAGCAACTTGAAAAGTTCTAGGCACACCTCGTTTGGACAAAGGTCTTAACTCGTCCTTGAGGTGCTCTTCTAAGCTAATATTATCTAAATTAACTAGACCATTCTCGATATCACTCTCAAATTGGTCTAACATCTTGCGAAATAAAGGAGTAACTTCTCCTTTCTCAAAATCAATATATAAAGTACGGTCACTTTCTAAGCCATGACCGTTGCTAGTGTCCTTCTTCAAAGGTGCAACCATATCAAAGCCTCGTATGACTTCTAATTCAGTACACTCTTCAAATTCGGGAATAATAACATCTATAACACTAGCCATAAAATCTAAATCTTTAAAAGGAATATGCGTGGTAGCTTCAAAACCACCTTTAGCCAAATCTTTAACAGTATGATTACCATAAACAGTTAAATTGACGGGTTCTTTGGTCCCGCCAAATAAACCATGTAATGGCGTTTTGACTAAATTGGTTTTCTTCTGCGTCCTTACGTTCGCTCTAATATCTAATTTAATACCTGAAAAATTCTCTAAAACTTTGCTAGAAATAGGAACATCGACTATGTTTTCATCGTTCGATAAAACGTCACAAATGCGCTGTAATAACTCTGTAGGCCAAATTTTAGCCATAGACTTACCACTTTTAGCGCTACCTGCAACATGCATTCCTATTATGCCTTTGGTGGCGTGATAGATCAAACTACCACACAAACCTTGGCCTTGTAAAATAGTATAACATAAATCATTTTGTAAAATAGGGACTTCCTCTTCAAAAGGTTGTCCATCATAAATAGTATAGCTCTTAGCTTCTTTGCTAGCGTTTCCTGTAATTAATGAAAAAAGCGGTGCAACACCGAAATGAGAAACGTACCATAAATGTTTCGTTTGCTCAAAAACAGCATCGGGTTTAAAATGTTTGTGTAAAGAAGCCTTAACCATAACTAAAGGCGTTGGCAAAGATAAAATAGCGAGATCACTCTCTCTATCATAGAGTGATATTTTACACTCTATATTTTCGTAAAACTTATTGTTTAATTTCCTATCTCTATAAATCGTAACAGAGACTCTACCTGGCAAAAGAGAATGGGCAACTATCAAAAGATGATGTCCAGACCACAATGCCATAGTAGTGTCCAAAAACTCAACTTTCTTACCAGACGTATCAATAGTCTCCCAAATAAGATCAATCTCGTACATTCTTTCACTCAAATAAGGAACAGCAGTTGGTGGCAAATCTTTAGCCTCTACTGACTTAATCTTATTAACTAAAACTTCATTCTGACTAACATATTCATTACGCTTCCTAACTAACTTCTTCTCAATGGCATTACCCATTGCCTCATCTTTTTTAGAGTATCCCCCTAAGGGAGTACCCATATCTTCCATGAAAGCGTAACCTATCAATTTGTACCATAAATAATAAACACTTAAAACTGCAACTCCAATAAAAACATGAATCAAAAAAGGCTTAAAGTCGACGTTATTCACGCCCACTTTAGCTGCTACATTATTAATAGAATTTAAAACACTTGAAACAAAATCATCAATCATCTCTTTAACTAAAGCCCACGTACTTTGCGGGGGCATCGTATCTCTAATAAAATCTGGCAAATCCCTAGGCCTAACTTCGGCCGTTGGTCTAATTATACTCTGTATTTGTTCGTCAGTCATCTCATTGATTGAATTTTGAGTCTTCTTCCATTCATTTAATGACTTCATTATACTATACATCCATTTTAATGTAGCTATTCTGTCGCCAGTATTCTCAAAAAAGGGCACTTTACCCTCAGGCTCAAAACCATCAGGGAAAGCATTCTTCCACTTTCCTCCATTGTCTGCAATATCATAAACTAAAAAATTAATTCTGCCATTAACTGTCCCCGTACCTGGAAGACGGGAAACACTACTAAAATCAAAAACATATCCTCTTCTCCATAGAGCTGGCAGCTCAGAGATGCAATCCTTACTCGTAACTCCATTCAAATTAATAAAGCGATTGGTAGTGACCATTATAAGTTCACTGCTAAAATATTTAGTGTGTTTTAAATGCGCAGTTGCGCAATCCAAAGGTAACTTAATAGGCGACACCATATTTATCATATGTCGCCACTGTGAAACGCCTTGTTGTCCGACGTCATCAGCGACGAATAAATGTTGGTTATCATATGTGTCGTACCAATCTTTGGAATCTTCGGTAGCCTTAAAAGTATGTGTAAAGACGGTTTTACCGTCTTTCTTAAAACAAGATAATAATTGCTGCATATGAACTGATTTCATGCAGCCTGGTGGTCCTTCAATAACAAATAAACAAGGCTCGACTCTCGTCGCTTCCTCATAAGACAAAACAGATTTATATAGGGTTGAAAATTTCAAATACAGGAGTTTTAATCCCGCGCTACGGTTGGCCATTTCAGAAAAATTTAAATCTTCACTTAACTTGACGTATAAAGTTTTGATCTTTTCCCTAAAATTATCTCTAGTAATTCTCGAACCGTCAGCCTGATATTCATCAATAAGATTCGTCATCTTAGTAACGCTCATAGCTCTAGGTGCGAAAGGTAAAAAAGATAATAAGGTATCAACTTTTAATAGCCACTCTTCGGGCACTTTAAAATATTTCATTATTCCTATAACATACTCTATTAATAAACTTAAAAAATCATAAAACCAGTGGGCATCATCTATTAAGCGTCTCCCGGTAAAAACCGACATTCGCTTGAAAATCTCGAAGATTTTCGCTGGAAAAGTTAAACTAGCTAAAGACATTATAAAAGCATCCATCGACTCACTTGTAAAACCCCAGGACATATCGTCAACAACGACTGGTCCTCGTGCCATTGCTTGGCCCACTTCAACTAAAGAAAAAAGACGTGCAGCATTGGTATAAATCTTGTAAAAACCTACTAAAATATCCTCTAAGCTCGTTATTCTGAGCTTACCTATCAAATATATATCAGCAATAAAATCAACAACAATCGGTATAAAAGAAATAATAGCTTTGACCTTAGGGGCCATAGCACCGATAGCTGTAAGAGCATCCTTAATAGCGAATAACCCTGCGGCCATATCGCCAAACATGCCTGACTCTGCGGAATATCTCTCTCGCGCTAAGAAGGCTTTAATAGCCGTCCTACTCATAGCGTGCTCTCCAACGTTATTCATTATCTTATAAAGTGACCCCTGTATGTTTAAAACGGGGCCTTCTTTCTTTGAAAAAACTCGCTTAGAAACCCAAATAAGTTTCTTAGTGGGGACATACAATAATGCATGTCTATCCACTTCATCTCGAACTTCAAAATCTCTCATTGCCCTCTCGGGTCTTAAATTTGGTTTGGAAAAACTCATCGTAAAATTTATAATCGTATAATTCAAATTTGTAAAATAAATAGTTTGTTAATTTGTTTGTTTAAAAAGAAATAAATAATTGTTTTGTTTAAATAATTACCATAAAAGTAGCATAATCGTGTTTCTTTACTTGTCATGCTTATTTATGGGTGGGTGTTCTTTTGTTTTTTCCTTTATTGACAAAACTAGGATGAACATCCCAAATTCCACTAACCATCTCACCCTTCTTTATCCTAACTAAAAATAATATATGAAATCTGCTGCTAAAGTAGTGGCTAAACACCTAACCTACTCTCGCGCATTAAAATTTGAAACGTGATTAATGATTACAAGTATAATTGCTACTATCCAAAGAAGATTGGCCATTTCAGATACCAATCACAATTAACACTCCCAAGAGCATCTTATCTCCGTTGCATTTTAAGAATTCAAAATATCATATTTAGAAACTGACTCAGCGCAATATGGGACAAACGCCTAAACTAATTTTTAGGTTAGCATATAGCCCGGCTCTCCGCCGATAATAAAGTCGTTTTCCTTCCGACATTTTCAAATAAATCTAAA